ACCTTGTTGTATGTATCGAACATACTCTGAGCATCTTCCATTAAGTCTTGCCATCCTGGTTGGGAGAACAAGTCAAATCTGTTTTCGTAGTATTTTTGTAACTTACTGTTCATACTGAGTCAGCACCAATGGAGTCACCTCCTAGGCTTAAGACAATCCACTGACAAGTATCTTCATCAAGCACAGCATCATCAGAAGGCTTAGGCGGAATGAAGGCATCACGGACAGCATCAAAGGTATAGCCTAAACCAGCATAGTTCTTACGCTTGTTTCCGTTGTAAGATGTCTGCTTCCACGTACCACCAAGTAGTCTTTCTAGGAAAGCAGCACCAATATGTTCTTTCTCTACACCTGAAGCATCAGCAGTGTCTTTGTTGTCAACAACAACAACTTGAGTTACTACGTTATTCTCATCAATCTTTGCAAAGTGTGCCACTTAAGCCTCCAGTTTTAATCCAGTAAGATCTAGTTCTTCACCAACAACACCAACAGGGAATGAATTAAAGCTCATGGATGTTCGAACAACATCACCTTCAACAGTAGGGACCATGTGTGTTAAGTTAGAAGGAAACAATATAAGTTTTCCTTCAGCAGCTTCGAACCACCATGATTCACTGTTCCATTCATTCCACTGTGCTGTAGGGAACTTGATCTGTTGATACCCATCTTTGTAGAAGTAAATCTTATCGTTTTCATTGGTTTGTACATAGAACACACCACTGACGTACGAATTAGGATGTGCATGTTTGTGATGAAACTGTCCTGGCTCACTGTAGTTAACCCAAGACTGTGTGATACGTAGATTCACAGCATGTTTAGGGTTTACAGTTGCTTTGAAGTATTCATCAACACAATCTTCCATCCAACTACGTAAGGAAGTCATGCACTGATTACGAAGTACAAAGTTATCTTTGCTGGTTCTGTTTCCCATGTTAGGACGTTGTTCCAGCGTTAATAGAAAGTCTTTTTCTTCTTCAGTCAATGAGCGATCAAGATTAAAGAATCCTACAGGTGTTGGGAATAAGCTATGTAAGTTCATACACCCATAGCCTCTTCAATCATCCTTCTTTCGCCAGTGATCTTTTCCCAATCCTCATCAAGCCAGATCGTGGGGATGGACTCTTCAAACTCCTTAATCTTTTCCATCACCCAGTAAATCTCTTCCATGCTGGGCTTAGGCCGTGGATCATCCCAACGTGTAATGACGTTATTGGTGATCTCCCACTTAGCATTGGGACGAAGCATGTGCATCGCCGTATCAATGCCATAAAACCTCATGATTTTCTTATCACTCATGTGACCTCTTATTGATTGATCTTGATGATGACGATACCGGAACCACCTGCGCCGCCTGTAGTCGGTGATGTATATCCAGCACCACCCCCACCACCACCGGTATTAGCACCACCAGCCTGTCCAGTAGACCCAGTATTGCTAGGATTTGTTCGTCCACCTGCGCCGCCGCCACCATAACCACCTAACGCACCGCCATAAGATGGGGCTTCGTACCCACCACCGCCACCGCCGCCTGAAAAATATCCTGTTGAAGGTGATCCACCTGGGCCAGCACCACCAAATGAAGCAGCATATGACGGGCCTTGAGATCCATTCCCTCCCGCACCAGCGGCACCAGAAGCAACGCCAGTGCCACCAGACCCTCCGGAGCCGCCTCCGCCTCCGCCACGGCTTGAGGCAGATACATCTCCAGATGCTGATGCGCCTCCAGCATTACCTTGACCAGACGGACTTGTTGATGCTGCACCTCCGGCTTTTGATCCACGGCCACCACCACCCCCACCAGAACCACCAGAACTACCAGCGGTTGCTGTTGTGGCGTCGCCGCCTGACCCACCACCTCCACCTCCAGCAGAAGTAATGGTTGAAAAAGGAGATGGACCAGCTATAGAAGAATTAGACCCTGTAGTTCCATTTGCAAATCCAACCCCTCCTGCGCCACCAGAACCTACTGTAATAGTTAGAACATTTCCAGCAGTAATTCCAGTAGTAACTCCCGCTGCTGTTCTATAGCCCCCCGCCCCTCCACCACCGGCTGCATCAGCACCACCACCGCCGCCACCACCAGCAACGATCAAGTAATCAATAGACGTAACACCAGTAGGCACAGTCCACTGACCAGACCCTTTGAAGGTGAATACGGTTTGTGATGGTGCTTGATACTTCAGGATGACAATGCCGGAGCCGCCTGCTGCTTTAGCGCCACCTCCGCCACCAGTATTTACAGAGCCAGCAACACCATTAGCGCCACCACCTCCCGCACCACCAGCGCCACCGCTTGGGCCGCTTGTTCCGTCTTGCAATTGGCCACCGCCACCGCCTGCATATGATGGGTTAGGACTAATGCCAGAAATAGATGAAGCGTATCCATCGCCACCATTACCGCCACGAGTGTTTTGCACTCCAGCAGTACCTGGGTCTTTAGCGCCTCCACCACCTCCACCAGAATTTGATCCGGCACCGAGAGTACCGGCCCCTCCGTTATTACCTTGGCCTGGAGTGGCAGGCACATTATTACCGCCAGGAGATGCTGCGGCAGGAGTATTCCCTGATCCACCAGCACCACCAGCAGCCCCACCGCCACCAGAACCCCCGTTACCACCAGCAACTGATGGAGAACCAGTGCTTGCTGCTCCAACGCCACCTCTAGTTGCGGTGATCGTTGTAAACGATGGGCTTCCTTCTACCTGAACAATCGTAGAGTCGTTTGACCCTGAACTTCCAGCACTTCCAGCGGCGCATCCACTGCCTATCGTAATAGTGTAATTATTTCCAGGCGTAACAGTTAGTCCAGTACCTGTTATTAAACCGCCAGCGCCACCTCCGCCATTAGCATTGCCAGGATTAGACCCGTTACCGCCACCACCGCCACCGCCCACAATAAGGTAGTCAACCTGAGTCACCCCAGCAGGGCAAGTCCAAGTTGATGTCGCTGTGAAGGTTTGGATGATGGTGAACTTCTTGGCAGCACCACCAAGCAATAAATTTAAGATACCAGTCATGACAACCCCTTAAGTTAATCCTGTACCAGAAATCAACCAAGTTGTTGATGTAAGCTTAATTGCTGTTGCCATACCATACTGGGCTAATGATCTTGAACCAGTAGTACCTGTACCAGCTAAGTACAGTGTATCTGTGGTAATAGCAATAGTAACTACTTGCGATGTCATGTTAATGAATGTCAACACTGTCCCTACTTCATATGCAACAGAACTATTAGCAGGAATCGTAAAGGTTCTTGCATTAGCATCTGTAGAAGGATGTAGAATAGCTTTACCAGCATCCGTATCTACTAATGTGTAAGCTGCTGACTGTGAATTAACAGGTACATTAAGATAACCTAATGTAACACCGTCTGTGGATGGTAATGTTTGCGTAAAGCTACTATTACTATTCGCAGACTGTAATGTTGTTGTTCCTGAGCCACTTGCATGGCCTTGAAGTTTTATTGCGGACATTAATAGCTCCTTAAGCTAAAACCATCCATCTCTGACCTGTACCAACAGTCACAGAGATTCCAGTGTTGATTGTTACAGGTCCAACACTAATACCATTCTTAGTGGAGGTAACTGTGTAGTTTGAAGAAATTGTTTGATCATTCTCTAGGATCGTTGATGATCCGCCACCGCCGCCACCACCTGTGGCAGATAACGTACCAGCAGCAAAGCTTAGTCCAGTACCTATCGTAACGTTGCTAAAGCCACCAGAGCCATTACCGTATAGGATGGAAGTACCACTGGTTGCTGGTGCATAATCAGTACCTGATACAGCAGCAGTGAATGCTGAAGAACCATTACCTTTTACGATACCTGTTATGCTTGAAACACCAGTACCACCATTAGCAACTAAGACTGTACCAGTGACATTACCTGCGTTACCACTGATGTCACCTGTTATCTTTGAGCCAGCTAAGGCTGTAATCCATGTTGGATTTGAATAACTACCAGTTGTATATACACCATTCGTTACTGTACCAGCATTACCTGTGATGTCAATGCCCCAGGTTCCTGTAACTGACGCTGGTGCAATGTTCTTCCAGTATTGGTTTGCTGAATCATACTGAAGTATATCATTATTGGCAACAGAAGTAATCTTAACATTGTGTAACTCATCCAGTTCCCAACCGTTGTTGATATTCAGGAACAACTCACCTGAAGAGGCATTAACCTTAACAACCCAACCTAGGAATACCGTATGTGCTGGTGCTGATGGTCTTGTTGTTGTAAATCCACCAGCAGTTTGTGATAAGTACACATCGTCACCGGCAGTGAATGCACTGGTATCAATGCCTCTAATCACACCAAATGTGGCTACAAAGCCTTCTGCACCGTTAGCAATGTCTTCTGCTGTTACACCTAGTGTAGGTGCGGACAAGGCTTCACTATCTGCGTCAGCAAGCACTACACTTGGTCGTTGTCCTTGAGCACCTGATACAGCAACTACCTTACCTTTTGCAATCGTAGAGCCTGTACCATTGTATACTAAGACAACATTCTCTTGACCTACTTGTAGATCAACATTGTTACCTTTTAGACGTGTAACAAGAGAACCATCTCCACCATCATACCATAGTTTACCTACAGAACCTGTTACAGTGGCTGCTGTATCAAACTGTATGAAGTCTGGTGAGCTAATACCACCAGTAACACTGTCTAGGCTTGTGATGTTTGTGTTAGCACCTGAATTAGCAGCACCTAAGGTGTTGTAACTAATTGTTCTTGCTACAGAACCATCAAAGGTAGTTCCTGATGCGTCACCACTACCACTATTGTTGAAGGTTACTGCATTGGTTGTTGACCCACCACCAACAGTATCCCAACCAAATGAAGTACCATTCCACTTAAGGTAGGTATTCGATGTTATAGGAGCATCAACAAACCCTGTTGTATCTAATGCTGTTTGGTAAACAATCTTGTTAGCAGCACCACCAGCAATCGCTGTTGCAGTACCAGCATTACCACTAATGTTACCAGTAATCTTTGATCCAGCCAGTGATGTAATCCATGTAGGATTACTATAGCTACCACCAGTGCTTACACCATCAGTGATACCATACCCTGACAGTGTTGTTGGTGTTGATGTAATCTTAGACCAAGCTAATGCTGTGATCCATGAAGGATTACTGTAGCTACCTGTTGTGTATACACCGTTAGTGACTGTACCTGCACTACCTAGAATGTCAATATTCCAAGTACCAGTAGCGTTTGTACCTGTGATGCTAGGAGCACCAATGGTGTTGTAGCTGATTGTACGGGCTACAGAGCCGTTAAACAATACAGGTGAAGCTGCGCCAGTACCGCCACTATTAAACGTCACTGAGTAGGTTGTAGTGCCTGTACCGCCACCTCCACCGCCACCACCAGCAACCCAAGATAGGTTACCTTCTCCATCTGTGGAGAGAACTTCACCAGCATGTCCTGTTTGATCTGGTAGTAGTTCTGTGATGCTCATCTGTCCTTGTTTGAACATTTGAACAACAGCATCACTAGCGATACGTGTTACGTAACCAGCATTGATTTGTTGTCCGTTAGATAGTTCAACAACTAACTGATCATCAAAGTCAATGAATACATTGGTAACACTTACACCATCAACACCATCTCTACCATCTCTTCCGTCAATACCATCTTTACCTGGACGACCATCAATACCATTTACACCATCACGTCCATCTTTACCGTTTACACCATCCTTACCATCTCTACCAGGATCACCTTTCTTTGTAGAAAGATCTTTGATCTCATTGTACTTAGCAGTAAGTTTTTCTTCAATCTGTTTGAAGGCATCAACGATGTAAGCAGATTTAGTCTTGTTAATCTCCAGATCATGTTTCTGTTTCTCTTCACGAAGACCAGCAATTAACTCTTTCAACAAGAGTTTCTTATCTCGTGAAGAAGCCTGCATTACAGCATCAATAAGCTCTTTAGCCATTGTTGGTCAACTTATCAAGTAGTTCATTGAGCATTTCTTCATCACCAGGCATGACACCTGATTGACTCATCTGCATTTCAACAATCTTGGTATTGTTAGCTAAGTCAGCTTCTTTGAGCATAAGCTCTGCTATTTTGACCCTACGATCAAACTCAGCTTGTGCAGCATCGTCTTGGTTTGGTAAGTTCTTAGACACTGCGGACATTATTTTAGCACGAATCTCATCAGGAAGCAACTGTGCTTCAATCGTTGTCTTTTGAGCCTCAGCAACATCCTTAGCAGCTTTAGCCTGCTTCTCTCGAACAGTGGCTTCAGCGTCTGCTAACTGCAACTGTGCTGCTTGCTGCTGTAGTTGCTGTTGTTGTGGGTCTGGTTGAGCAAGTTGAGCCAACTGAGCTAACAATGTCTCTTTGTTCGGTAGTGCACTTGTCTCAATAACACCCTGTAGCAACAAAGGAACAATAGGGCTATTAGGACCAAGTGTGGACAACAGTGCAAGTATCTGTGCTTGTTCGAACTCTCTTGCTATCATACCCATCGTACCTGTAGCAACAAAGTCAAAGTCTTGTACTGGGTATCTTTCAGGACTAAACTGCATGTATCGCCATGCTGCTTTCTGTACAAAAGGAATCAAGAAGTCTTCTTGGAAGTTAACCAACGATCTCTTGTTCTTTTTAATCAGTCCAGACACTGCCATAGCAAGACCAGCAGTGGCTGCTTCACCACCAGAGACCTGTGCAGGTAGATTTGCAGTGTCTAATGTACCTGTAGCCTGCAACATCATCCTCTCAAAGACCTGTGCAGACTGTAAATTAGCTGGATCTGTGTTACCAAACTTGAATGGTGTCAAGATTTCGTTAGGATTACCATTAGTTAGGATGGTTTTACCAGGACGAATCTCAAATTTAGCTCCTCTAGGCAGTCTTGTAGCGTCTACAGCCATCATAGGAGCCGTTGTAAGCCCCAAAGAGTCTAAATGGCTACGTAACTGAGCATCCACAGCCTTTTGCATGTTGTAGGCCTTCTCAGCCGTTCCTCGACCCCAAAAACGACCAGGAATTGAGTCAGCTTGGTAAGCAACTACAGGCCTATCTTGCATCATGAACGGGTTTTCTTCAGCCTTTAGCAGAGCTTCTCCGTTCGCAATCACCACCATAGCCTCAACCATGTCTGAATATAGCTCATCATCCTCATAAGCCATGTCATCAGGGTTGTTTAGTAGCTTTCTAGGCACTAAACCGTAGTACCTTAACATCAGAATCTTGTCATTCTGGTAGTATGTTAGGTCTTGATCAGGCTCTAAGTCCGTATCTACAGCAGCATCACCAAGTGCAACTGCTTTGTAGACACCATCTTCCATACCTTTAATGACTGCATGTCTACCTACATACTCTTCAATAGCACAACCCATCGCATCTTCAATACTGGTTGCATTAGGATCAATAAGAAAGTTCTTAGGATTGATGGGTTTTAGCTGCACAGCAATGCGGTTATTGGCTCGGACACCAATCATAGACAGTCCAGGCTGTGCTGAAGGCTGTGTAGCTGGAGCCATCTCCCTCTTTTGCTTAACAATCAACTCACCGATACCAGTACCGTAGATCTCAGCCAGTGTCATTGTGTTGCCAATAGCTTTTCTGATCTTGTCTTTCTTAAAATCTTCAGACAAACGAGTACGTAAGACTTCAATGTCTTGTTTATTCTGGTCAGCAACGTCATCACTGATGTCAAAGAACTGTCCTTTAGCGAACACAGCTTCTTCAAGATCAGCTTGTTTATTGTCTACTGCTTGTTGTAGGGCAGGGGATATGATCTTTGAACGCTCAGACTGTCTGGTTTTATCTTCATCAGCCCAGATACCACGCCATAGACGTTCGTATTCCTCCCATCTTGGAAGGTAATTCTCATCCCTGTAGTTTCTCCAGTTATTACACCTATCCATCACAAATGCTACAAGAGCATTCTGAGGTGTTATTTCGGATTCAAATTTCATGTGTTGTTGTCCTAATAGCCTGCTACTTGGTCTAATACTTCAAACTCGTCTTCATCAAGGTTCTGATTCCAGTTTGCAGTCTGAATCTGATCAATATAGCTAAGTGCATCAATCAAATCATCATGAGTCTTTGTATCAGGGAACTGCATTAGTTGGTCTAGGAACTGATAGTTCCAATCACCTTCATTTAAAACAATCCTACCGTGTTCAAAGCGACCTTGTAGTGACCAAACAATCCTATCTGCTTTCTTCTTATTACCGTGTGTTAGTTCTTCAATCCTGGGATAAAACCCATTCCTACGCATCAGATCGTGCATGTAAGGCATCACTGCATTCTTCAGTGCACCTTTCTCTATCCCAACACAACTAACTCTGTAATCCTTTGCAGCCTTTAGTATACGTACTGCTGTCTCTCGGACATCCCACCTACCATGTAATATGTCAGCAACCCACCAGCCTTTAGTGTTAACCTTAACAATGGCTATCGCTGTTTCATCCAGCTTCGAATTCTTCGTCTTGTTCGTCTGAGAAGAATCAGAGAAACCACAGAGATCCACCGCCATAAAGTAGTTACCTTCATCGGGTTCCTCGTCGCTTACCTTAATCCATTCTTCCTTAAATATCTCACTCTGAGATGCTTCAAACGAAGCCATAAACTCTTGTCTAAAAGCAAAGCTAGACATCGAACCTTTAGCAGCTTCAATCTCTGCTGGATCTAACAATGGATTATCAAAGCTAGTGAAGTGCCATGCCTTGTAATCCTTATCTTTACCGCTATCACCTAGCCTATACAGTTCATAGAAGTGGTTTCTACCCATTGGCGTACCAATGAACATTGCTCTACCCTTCTGATCCGCTAAAGCAGGTCTTAAGATCTGTTCGAACACCTGTGGCTTCATATCAGCGTATTCGTCCATCACTAAATACTTTAAGCTGACACCACGCATTGTCTCTGGTCTATCTGCACCCTTTAGTGAGATCATTGCACCATTGACTAAGGTAATCTGCATATTATTAACATGACTACCTTTAATGACTGTATGGCCTAGCTCTAACAGCGTAGACCACATAATATCTCTAGCTTGACCTTGCGTTGGCGCTACATACCAAACATGACCTTTCTCAGTCTGTAGTGCCTCTATGATCAGTGTCCAAGCTGCTAACCTAGATTTACCTGTACGTCTACCAGCAGCGATGATCTTAAACCTTGCTGGATCTTTAAAGACATCTTGTTGCCAAGGAAGTAACTTAACTTGTAGATCCATCGTCTTCTTCGTAATCAATCAACGTTGTTTCTACGTCAACAGGTTCATGTTCAATCATCTCTACTGGATTATCATTCACTCCAGTAATGTTGATGGTAATGGCTCTAGAGCCTCCTCCAACACCTTTCTCTTCAAAATAAGATACTGGCAACATCCTATCAACACACAACTTCAGCGCTGCCATCTGATCCTTATCCTCATCATTCAATGCTTTATGAACAATCTTACGGATAATGGCCTGTGAATGTGTCAGCAACAGCGAAGCTGTTAACTCTTTGATCCTTGCTGCTTCACCAGGAGGACGTCCTCTTTTAGCTCTTTTGATGTACTTCTGTACCTCTTCCTTCTTAGGCCTACCTCTTTTCCTTTTTTTCGCAGGCACTTTCTTTACTTCATCGACTGCCACAACATCCTGGCTGACTGATGAAGGTAGCGAACAAGAAGAAGATACTACATCTTCAGTTTTAATTTCGGACATCACTACCTCTATATAGTTTCTCTGCCGGAAGGCAGGACTGTAGGGTGTATATAATTTTATGTATCTACAATGTAGTGTATGACGACTAGTTATAAGTCTATTACTGAATGGTTCTTATACAATGTTTTGTTCATAGCCTACATAGAAGAGTATATTATAGCATATTTTTCAGAGTTTGTCAAGTTATTTGTTCGTATTCAGTGCAGATTCTGTGCTGTAACCAGTGCAGACTGCATACCAACACAGGCTATGGCGGGACTCCATTAACATGGTGTCATAGGCTCCGCAGAGGCTTTATAGATAACCTATTGATTCTTAAGAGATTTCTTAATAGTAATGGATTATCATTATCAAGTTACTTTTTAGTTTTTTTTGTGGCTAAGAAGCACCACAACAATTTACTACACAACTCTACCCCCTCCCCCTATGTCGTATACTGTATACAGAATACAATGGAGATACTGCAAGATAGCAGCAAGATAGTGTAAGTTAACGTAAGTTACTGCATAGTCTGTGCAGGCTGTGCAGGTTTCTGTGCAGGTTTCTGTGCAGGCTGTGTAGATATATGTGTGTACTGATGAAGCACCCTATAGATACACATAAGACTATGTAAACTGTGCAGTCAGTGCAGATGTTCCACGTGAAACTGTTGTATTCGAACAACACTACCGTTCATCCTGGATTATTGTCCGTTCATCGGATAGGCCTGAAATGCCATTGACAACGCAAAATCACCTAGGTAGTATGAACACATCGACAAACAAACAAGGAGCAAATCAGATGGAAAAGACAAGAGAGTACTATGCGGGCTTTGATGCAAAGTCAGATGAAATAAAAACAATGGGTTTTGAAGCTGCAAGAGACAAATTCAATTTAGAAAACCCACCAGGACAAAAATGGACTGGCAGCATACAAGGATTAAATTATGCCAGAGGCGAATACCAAGCGTTATGCGATGCACTAGCCAAATAAATTTAGTACACTAAAGCTTAATCAACAACAAACTAGGAGTAAATCAAATGCTTTTAATCAGCAAGACATATGACGTAGTAACCGAAGAATCAGCAGAGGACGGTGAAACAGCAGAGGACGGCTTTGTATTCGAATTCGAAGAATTCTCATTCAGAGACTTAGTTAGACACTTACGTTACTTTCCGCACCTTTCCAGTTCTACCATTACACCCGACACTTGGGTGTCATCCGAGAGTGAACAGGATTACATGACAGGAGAGTATAGAACAGAGCACTTGCATTATGTCGGACCAGCTAATAAGGAAAAGTACTGGGTCAAAGCTTTAAGGCTTGCTTTCAAGTAAACTTCAACCACCACAAAGGACTAATTATCATGAGCAAAGCAACTTACAACGGCTGGACTAACTATGCTACTTGGAGAATCAACCTAGAGATCTTCGATGGTATGACAGCACGTGAGCTTACTGGAAGATCTGTACCTTGCATGTCAGAATTGAGGACTGCCTGTCAGGAATATGCTGAGGAATTAATAGAAGCAACATCAAACGAAGGTCTTGCACGTGATTATGCTTTAGCATTCTTGTCTGATGTTGACTGGTGGGCTATTGCTGATGATTTAGTAGCTGATACTGACGACGAAGACGAAGAAGAATCGGAAGAGGAAGAAACAGTATGAAAATCGTAGGCTATCTAGTCACATACTATCTAAGCTTAGAAGGAGGCTTAGAACACTTGGATAGGTTCGATACGTTGGACGATGCAGAAGACTTCGTTGATCGCTTAGAGCCTGAAGAATTTTGGATTAACCCTATCGTAGACTTATCTGGAGAGTAGACATGCAACTAATAACCGATACCAAACTATTAGCGATAGCACCTGACGGTGAGCCACTAAGATCATGGAGGGAGGGAGATAAAATCTTCAGGGAGATTTATACTTATGTTAGATCTAAATCAGGTATTAATTACGGCGTCATTAACGTTATCGAGATAACATCAACCAAAAAGGATTAAACATGCAATCTAATGACTTTGTATTGATCCTTGGTGGTAGTGCTTTCGGTGTATTGTTCGCCTTCATGCTCTTTGTAGGATTATGTATATGATTCAACTATACTTCAATGGTAAACCCTGCGAGATAGTCAGCAGGGACTCTACAGACGGTACTGTCTGTATACGATATGCTGCTGACCATCCTAATTGGCCCTTTCCGAATTATACTTGGGTAGATCCTAGCGTATTGTCTAAGCTTAGGCAGTCACAAAAGCAGAAAGCCTTAGAAGGCATCGAGGAGGCTCCATTTTAACCTCGGTACAGTGCGAAGGTCAACCTGAACACGATCGTGCCTTCTAGGCCCCTTAAAACACGTTTAAAAGGTATTCTATGCGGGTATTAATTGCTTGTGAGTTTTCTGGAACTGTCAGAGATGCTTTTATTGCTAAAGGTCATGATGCTATGTCATGCGATCTGTTGCCTACTGATAAGCCAGGGCCACACTATCAGGGGGATGTATTTGATGTCATCAATGATGGTTGGGATTTGATGATTGCTCATCCGCCGTGTACTCATTTAGCTGTTAGTGGGGCTAGGTGGTTTAAGGATAAGGTTACAGAGCAGGCAGAAGCTTTAGACTTTGTTAGAAAGCTTATGAATGCTGACATTGGTCGTATCTGTATCGAAAACCCTGTATCCATTATCAGTAGCAGGATAAGGAAACCAGATCAAACGATCCAGCCTTGGCAGTTTGGGCACGGTGAGACTAAACGGACATGCTTATGGCTTAAGGGCTTGCCTAAACTGGTTCCTACTGATATCGTTGATGGAAGGGATCAAAGGATATGGAAGCTTCCGCCTAGCCCTGATCGATGGAAGATACGTAGTGCTACTTTTCAAGGCATCGCTGATGCTATGGCTAACCAATGGGGTTGATAATGACTAAAGAGATGTTGGATGAGTTACTGTACTTAGTTGAACTTCAAATCAAGGCTAATCTTGCCTTAGCATTAGGTCATGCTGATGCTGCTGACAAGGAAGCAGAAAGGGAACATGTTCAGTACTACAGACTTGTTTCGTTGATTGAATCAATGAGGGATGATCTTAAATGAGATGCTTATCATGCAATGAAGCCTTAAGCGACTATGAAGCCTCCAGGCGTAGTGTTCGAACACACCAGTACATTGACTTATGTAATGGTTGTTTTAAGTATGTACGTGATGAGATCGCTGCTGTTGGTAATGTACGATTGATCAATGAAGGAGATGATGATATTGTAAGTAAACGTAACATCAATGAAGATTGACTTGACAACTTTGTTTTTTTCTGATACCCTAAATCTATATAGGCTATGTAGGCTACTTAGGCTATGTACTAAGTATATACTATGTATAATATTTAATATATACTTAGTACTTAGTCTAAATAGTCTATGTACAGTAGGGCTCAATGAAAGGATTGTTCGAAATGTACCCTGATGATGAGTTTTTACCTGAAGAAGCCTTTGATTACACTAAAGGTGAGTATGAAGATATGCACGAAGATCACAACATCAATGATGTGTTAAATCGTTTTGTTCGCTTATGTCAAGAGTATGGTTTTTATTTTATGATGAGACAACTTACTAAGGCTCTGAATGCTAAAGGGTTCAACGTATGAGAAAGCTTATACAGCCACGAAAGCGCAAGGTTAACCCTTACGTAGCCTACCTAGAGAATCATGGCCGTCATGCTACCTTAGAAGACCTCCTAGAGGCATTCCCTAACAAGACCTCTAAGCAGATAAGAGACTCTATGTCAAAGTTAGTTGATAACTACACTGTTGATAGGGATATCAGGAAAGATGATCACCAATACTTGATATCGTACTCACTAGGCGGATACAACACCAGGGACAACACTGGTATCTGTTGGCACAACCCTTTTAATCTGAGGTAAGTATGGCAGAGAACAAGAATGCAAAGACACCAGCAGATGGTGGGGCAGCGTTTCCCGTCGCACATTCGTACCTAATCCAATCAGGTATGTCCCTGCGTGACTACCTTGCAGCCAAGGCGATGCAAGCACTGGCGCAGGGGAATTATTTTGATGCAACCGCGAGGCAGGCTTACATGATTGCAGACGCCATGTTGAGGGAGAGGGAGAAATGAGCAGAGAAGCTATGCAGATTGCTTTAGATGCGATGGAAGCTAATTTAGGTAATTGGGCGGCAAAAACAAAAGCCGTTGAGGTATTGCGCCAAGCACTGGAAACAGAGCAAAAGCCTGTGGCGTGGATATCAGAGGGCGGCGATGTGTCTCGTAGTAAACGGTATATGGATGAAATGGGATTTAAATGCAACCCCCTCTACACCTCACCACAAAAGCAATGGGTTGGGCTGACTGATGAGGAAATCTATGAATATGCAGATAAGTATCTTTATCAGCATGGCAGTAATTACGGTATCAAAGCATTCGGTAAAGCCATTGAAGCCAAGCTAAAGGAAAAGAACACATGAGCACACAACCCAAAGCCCTGCGGCTGGCTGATGCGCTGGACGCTGAGTTTGTGCAAGGACGAATAAGCAATAGCACGGGCAGGGAATCAGCCGTCGAACTGCGCCGATTGGCACTGAAGCAATGGGTTGGGCTGACGGATGATGAGATTCAAGATCTGAGTTATCTGTCCGAAAAGTGCGATGCAAGTAACTCGGAGTGGTTTGATCGTTGGGGTTTTGCTAAGGCCATTGAACAAGCCTTAAAGGAGAAGAATCAGTGAACTATTTAGCCACGCATGTTGGCTGTGATGATTGTGGGTCTAGTGATGCATTGTCCGTATCTGTTAACGATAAAGGAGAGACTTGGTCACACTGTTTTGCTTGTGGTACGAATACTAAATTGTCTGAACATGATGACAACTTCAGACAAAAGCATACAAAGTCTGCTAAGGTGATTCCAATGTTAGATGGTAAGTATCAGTCTATACCGCTAAGAAACCTCTCCAGAGATGCCTTAAAAGCCTTTGGTGTGATGATCACTGATGAGGGTGGTGTAGCTTTTCCCTACTGTGATGCTGATGGTAAGGTAACTGCATACAAGGTAAGACATGATGCAATGAAGACTGATTGCACCATCAAAGGTGATTGGTCTAAGGCTACTTTGTTCGGACAGCATTTATTCCCTAAAGGTGGTAAGAGCATTACCATTACTG